GTTGTGCGAGTAGTGCGTGGCATGGGCTTGCAGAATGTTGAATGGTCAACTGAAGGCAATATGGTAACGAAGTATAAAGTAATGACTATACAGGTGCCACAGATTCGTGCCGATCAGGAAGGTAAGTGTGGAATAGTCCGAGTTGAGCTTGCAGCTGAGCTTGCAGCTTAGGTAAGTACCATGTAGTTCGATCGCTATGGTGGAGTGGTAACTCCACTCCACCTAGCAAAGAAGGTGAGTGCATATGATAACAGCAACTCAAGTAAAACAAATAATTGAAACAGACTTATCTGATGAAATAATAACAGCATATATCACTAGTGCATCAACATTAGTTGATAGCATACTTACTGATATGCCTTCTTCTTTGCTAGATGAGATTAAACGCTGGTTTACCGCCCATCTTATAGCTTGCACCAGAGAACGACAGCCACAACAGGCAGAGGCTGGGCCAACCAGTATAACCTTTCAAGGTGAGACTGGATTTGGCTTAGATGCTACTTTGTATGGTCAACAGGTAAAGATGCTTGACTACACAGGTAAGTTAGCCTCTCTAGGACTAAGAAGGGCATCTATAAGGGCTGTGCCAGATGACTAATCCTATAATCAAGTTTATCAACTATGTTTGTGTACAAACAGCTGTTCACTGGGCACGAGGAACACCAGATGGTTATGGTGGATATACATATTCTGATCCAGTAGATATTAAGTGTAGGTGGGACGATGTAAGTAAAGAAATAATGACTGATAATGGTGAACAGATTGTGTGCAGAGCACAAGTACTCACTCCTACCAATGTTAAGACTGGAGATTATTTATGGTTAGGAAGTAAACAAAACCTCACTTTAGATGCCTCTGGTTATGTTGATCCACGAACGGTAGATGGTGCTTTCATGATACAGCGAGTTGAGAAGTCTCCACTGTTTAGGTCTATAGATGAATTTGTTATAGTAGCTTATCTATAAGGAGATAACCATGGCTAAGCATGTATCTGGATTAGAGGAAGTAGTTAAAAACTTAAATAATAGAGTTAAACAAATCCAAGGAGAGCCAACCATTAAAGGATTGGTTCGTGGTGCAAGAATTATACTTGAAGATATGGAAAAGACATCTCCAGTCATACCTGTAGATACTGGTAATTTAAGAAATAGTGTATTCACCGTAACCAGTCAAGGCAAGATAGAAGTTGGTGCAAGTCCTACATTCGTTGATAAATATTATGAGTATGGTGAAAAGAAGGTAAAAATACCAGCTTCTGAATTTAATAGAAGGCATAAAGCAGTTTTGGCATTTTATGGTGCTGCAGTTTCTAAACTAAAGAAACCAGCAGTGGTATTAGGATTTTCAGCCTACTATGCAAAATATGTTCATGAGATGGTTGGTGCACATTTTAAAAGACCAGGCTCTGGTGCTAAGTTTTTAGAAGCTGCAATTTTGCGTAACGCAGATAAGATAATTAAGGTTATACAGGAGGAGGTCAAATTTAAATGAATGCACCAAGCTATGATATTGCCACTATATTGGTTAATGAATTAGACATGACTATTGGTACAGATTTATTTATGGGTAGAGAGCCTACCACACCTCCTAATTGTGTAACCATATTTGACACACCTGGAGCACCACCAGATTTCAATTATGTAAAAGGAACAATGATAACATATCCTGCAATTCAGATTAGAGTTAGAAATGTTAATTATACTACTGGTTGGGGAATAATAAACAATATAAAAAGCACATTACACAATAGAGGAAATGAAGTTATAAATGGAACAACCTATCTAACTATAGCTTGTTCACAAGAACCAGCACTATTAGATTGGGATGAAAACAATAGAGCAAGGTTTGTAGTATCTTTTAATTTATCTAGAGAGGAGGAATAATAATGGCTATAAAAGCTGGAGTTGGTACTAAGTTCCAATATTATGATTCTACTATATATCCATTTACTGAAATATACAATCTAGATGGTACAAGTGGCATTAAATTAGTTGCAAAATCAGCAAACAATGAAAGCATTACATTTAAGGCTACTGGTAGTGATACTGCTACAGACATAACAGTTAGTGTTGTAAGTAATGCCATTGAAGTAACATATGTTTTAGCACATGATGCATTATCCACATCTACAGTAGCTGACGTTGTAGCTGCAATTAATGAAGATACAAGTGCAAGTGCATTGGTTGCAGCAACAGTATTGGGCACAGGCACTAAAAGCATGTTTGATATTGGTTTAACACCATTGGAGAAATATGTAGCAATTGCACATATTACCAACATTACTGGCCCATCTATGACTAAAGACACAATTGACACCACAGCATTAGACACAGTAGGTGGTTATAGAACATTCATCACTGGCTTTAAGAATGCTGGAACATTAACTTTAACAGTAATGTTTGAAGCAACTGGGTATAAAGCCCTTAAAGATTTTTATGATAGTGAATCCACTCAACAGTTTAGGATCACATTACCAGACAAGGTTACACCAGATGGGCATGGTTCTCAATTAACATTTAATGGTTTGGTTACTGAATTACCGTTAACCATACCACCAGATGATAAGATTACCTGTGATATTACTGTACAAATTGTTGGTATAGTTAACTTTGTAGAAGCAAATTAAAGAAGGAGGTATAAAAGATGGCAATAAAAGCAGGTGTCGGAACGATATTAAAAATTGATGGCTCAACAATTGGCAATGTAACTAATATTACTGGGCCTTCAATGTCCAAGGACACGATAGATACTACTGCCCTTGATACTACTGGAGGGTATAGAACATTCATCACTGGCTTTAAGAATGCTGGTACATTAACCTTTACACTTATGTTTGAAAAAGCACACTATTCTACATTGAAGAGTGCCTTTGATAGTGATGTAGCAAAATCCATTGAGGTTATATTACCAGATGGAGCTACAGCAGAAACTGGTTCTAAATTATCCTTTAGTGGACTTGTTACGGAAATACCACTAACGATACCACCAGATGACAAGATTACCTGTGATGTAACTATTCAAATTAGTGGGCCTGTAACATTTACACCAGCAGCATAATAAGGAGGGTTAGTTTATGAGTGAAAAGATATTTGGTAGAGAGGATTTTCTTAAGCTACCAAAGCCTGTAGTTAAGAAGGTATTTTGTGAGTCTCTAAATGCTCATGTATACATGAAAAAGATGAGTGCCTTAGATTTTGATAATTATAACAATCAAATAATAGAATTTGTGGAGGATGAAAATGGTAATACTAAACTGCG